CTTATCTCGACCCGGATATGGGCATTTCTGCCCTTACCCTATTATTGTCATCGCCAACGCCACACGAGAATGCTCGCATGGCGCCTGGTATATTCACTGACTGCAAACGGCATTGTGGGCTTAAAACCCACAGTACCGATTCGGTTTACATCAGGTCGACCTGATATGGGACGTGCGGCCTCCGTGAAATAACGGAGAAGCATATTCCAGCCAGGAATGACTTGAATAACTGATGATGACTCCTCGACACGCACTCGGTGCAAGACCTTTTGGAGGTTCTTGTCCGTTTTACGCTTGAAGGAGTCTTTGCGTGCAGAAGATACTCTTAGATGTGGGCATGAACTTATGTTCATACTTTCATCGGGAATGGGGCCGTAAACGGCTTCCAAACACCCTACAATATAATTGTAGGTGGAGTATCTTCGCTTATCGTACAGCTGGTTAGCATATGCTATCCAGCTCGTATAAACGTCAGGACGAGGTGACTCATCCCATACAGTCCGGAAACGGACCGGAGTAACGTTTACGCCTTGGAAGGCGTCTACGCCACAGGATTCCCTAAAGGATCCTTGGGTGCAGCTCTTGGCATGGTTGATTTTCAACCCAAAAGCCTCGAGGATGGCCATTGCGCTCGCGGCATAAGCCGTTGGGACAATGACATCGTCGCCATATACAAGAATACTCTCGCGAGTATCCGCGTCGGTGGTGTTTGCAGTCAGAAGACTCCAAATAGATAACGCCATCATGGGGAAGCATAATGCTGAACCCATGGGGGCGAACTTTCGGAGAACAAGCTTCTGGCCGCTTGGCATCACTGTTGAAACACTCCTCGCTACATCCGTGAACCTTGTGAGGTTTTCGGGAAATAGAAGGTGAACTAGATCAACGGAAACGCGATCCGAGGCCTCTTTGAGGTCAAGGGTCGCATACCTTCCAGTCGAAGAGCCCAATAGGGCTCCCCGTTGGTTGGGTCCTTGATCGGTGAAGAAGACATTGTGTTTTGTTAACACATGGCCTTCAACCAACCTATAAATGGCCTGGCTTAGACCTTGCTGAATCCATTGAAAATCAACGGGTTCGCAAGATATTAACCTAGGCCCGCGGGAATCTTTCGGTACAAGTAATACTTGTGCTGAATGATCCGTGGCAGTGACAGTATCGAAACTGTCATAGCTATCACAGACATGCCCAGTTGATGCACAAAAGTAAGCATCAAAGGGGTAGACTTCTGTAATCCGGTGACTGACATTCGTCCAAAGGAATTTGGCCGAGAGACGTTCCTTAGTAGAAACGACTCCTGGACCATGCCTAGGGATAATGTCATAGCCATCAAACGACGAGAAAAGCTCAGTCAAGAGCTTCCTCGCCTCGCGAGCAACTCGTGTCAGGTTAGAAGTAGAAAGATCTTGCTCAGAATCATAAAGATCCTGGTAAGCCTTTCCTCGTCTTCTGACGCGATTAGACTCATCGAGCGCATCCCGCAATATAGCGAGGTTAGCATCAGAATGAGTAAGATCCTCCTCTGCTTCAACGAAGCAGTTGAGGACTTGTTGTTCTTGTGTTTCTGAATACGGGATCTCATATTTATAGAATGAATATAAGATTTGCCGTATGACTTCGACGCATTGCGCGTCCGGTTCCAGAAGGATAGTTCCATCTTGTTGGAATATATGTATGAAGAATTCTCCAAGAAACTTGGGTAATTCACTGTTAGGCATGGTTTCAAACCCGTGCTCAGCAGCTGTCATACGTATAACTCCTGTAAGTGCCTTATCTAGGCATTTACCAAGTTGGGGCAAGGTTTTCGTTAGAAAACCAATTCCTTCGAAACGTACTCTCTGACTAACCTTTTGACAAGTTAGCTTGAGAGCACGAGCGTTGAATAAACTACTCCGAGACACATGAGCGTCATAGAGTAGATGGTGGATGACAATATGTTCATCTAGGCTCTTATTGGGTACCATAAGGTAGTCCTCCTAGAGCAAGCCATCTAACACTATGATCTTATTGAGAACCCTACCGACAGATCGAATATTCGAAATGAACTCGGTAAGGCCTTTCAATCGCGATCCCTATACATGAGACTTACTAGGTAAGCTATACCGATTAAGGTTAAGCAAATCATAATAAAGTCCCACATAGGTAATAACGAGCGAAAGTTCAACTCGAAGAGACTAACCAGATCATCTGACTATTATGCCAGAAGAAACAGCTAGCCTAATGGTACATGTCGTGATTAACGCCATGATACCCGTCGAGTCGCTAGAAGCAGCCACAAAGTCCATAAATGGACTTTGTGAACTCCTAGAAGAACGTGTTGCAATCTATAACGTAAAAATTATAGACCCCAACTCATTACCCATAATATTCGATAGGACCGGGTATGAAACCGATCCGCCGAAACATATGGACAATTAAGCTGACTAGCCCACAGAGGGATTTAGATTCCTCCAGTGAGCAATGCAACAGCCCCGTTGCCAGTACCGTCGTACAGAATCGTCGTAGATGCCCCTAAAGAGGCAGTAAACGATATCAACTGTGCGAGCAGATCCTTAGGCAAATTTACCGTCGTCGATAACCCTATTGGGATGTCGAGGACAAGGTAAGCGGACCCCTTCATCGTCTGTAGGATATCAACTTCGCCAGTCACGGTTTTATCAAACCGTACGACCGAGCGACGGCGCCGGGAAATCCCGACACCAGTCTCTTGGTGGCTAATGTTGAGCCTATTAGGCAATGCTGGAGTCTCAGTCACAGATTTAAACTCTGTAGACCGAGGACCAATAGACAGGCGATCGAATTCAACTTCGGTGCCTGCTGCGTTCTTAATCTCGTTTGTAACGAGCGTGTTAGATAACATGCTGATTTGTCGAGAGCTCTCGCCCTCACTGTATTGCTAGCAAAGCTAGCTACGTCTACTTTCGTAGGCGTACGTGGGTTACCTCCCACGACGGGAATAGCGTTTCTTTCGCGTAATTGCGAGAGCGACGCCAAGGCTAAGTTCTCTCGAACTCAACCCACTCACTGCGAGCAGCGAGTCGTATGTCGGCAACTCGGATGAACGACGATAAGTCTGTTCATACAAGTCCGGCAGGTACATCCAGGGCATATGCGTCCAAGGGGTATTAGGGTACGTACGAATACGTGTCCTAGTAGTCCGCATGGTAGTATATGACCAAGAGTACCGCGATATGTTAATCGCAGGTTCCAGATTCATCACTTTGCGTTTGTCGAGCCATTTACTTACGTTAATGACCCAGTCAATCACAAAGGTCCATGGAATAGCATTCCAAATGATCGCAGGATTAAGATTAATCCCAAGAGCATCCATCATGCCAAGCAACTGAGCATTCTCAGTTTGGAATCGAGTAAAACTAAAGTTGTACTCGACTTGAGCGTGGAATAGGTCGTGAGCAGTGAAGGAAGATTCCCTCACACATTCGAACGTCCTATACGGTTCTCTATAGCAAGGCGTAAACAGATTTATATCAGGGGAATAAGTTCCCTGAAACTGTTGCGTCGAGCCGAGTCCGTAGAGGATAGTTTCGTCTGTCTGCTCAGCCTGTAAGTTCGGCACATGCATTGTAAAGTGCCTGTGCTGACGCTTACCCTGTCGGACGAGAAGATCGTTTACACGAGCTTTCGTCTTCGATATAGCGGCACGAATGCCGCATATATCCGAGAGTAACGGAAGAATGTTAAACTGCGTTTGCAGATAACTATCGGCCGAAACTCCGAGCGCCTCACTCATAGTAGGATCCCTAGGACTAAACGTCTTACGGATATTACTAAGACCGCGGGATAGTTTGGTACGACGCTTTACAGCGTTATACAAACTTGACCCAAAGTCCCTTAGTTTCATGAGGGTCTTAGGAAGAGATTTGAAGTCTTTTAACTCAATAATAGAGTTAACTAACGACAACTCAGCCTTGATTGACGGCATCATTGCTCTTAACGAGTAATTTTGCAGCTCTTCAAGGTTCTCAGGCCGCGGCACGAAGCCGTCACCTGAGTCCTCCTGGATTAACTCTGGCAGACCAATAGTATGGTCGCCAAAACGCCCGAACTGTGCGCGAGGTAGCGCATCGTACGCAAGTAGTATAGGAGCTCCACTAATACGGGTTGTTGTATAATAACCTATATCGGTATAACTTCTAACTATCCACGGGATACCGTGAAGATCGTACTCGGATTGATCAATCCAACGTTTGTAATGTTGGCAATCTTTCCAAGCACCCTTCACCCAGACATCGTCAGAGAGTAATTTCGAATACTTTAGCCGTATAGACGGAACAGTATAAGGAATTAGCCCTTTGTCGAAATAAGGCGGGTTCCAGTTTGGAGCCTCTGTGTAAAGTTTCACAAAGACTTCTACCGGTTGTGCCTTTTTATCAGTCCACCTCTCGCGAGTTATTAACATAACGGTTGGTGTCAAATAGTTATCTATTCAACGTGAGGACCCCTT